CAAACACTTTATTTAGAAATTACTACTTAGACTACCTAAGAAATTTATACGATATTAAAAGCCGTATGATTAAGATTAAAATGCGATTGCCTTTTTTAGAAATTGTAAATTTAGAACTAAACGACCGTATAATAGTAAGAGAAAAAAGGTATATTATAAATCAATACACAACAGATTTACAAACCTTTGAAACTAATTTCGAACTTATACAAGATTTACGTAAACTACCAGTAAATGAAGCCCCTCCCGAAGTTGTAAATTGCGTACTATCGGAATGGAGCGCATATTCAGAATGCGTAAATAACGAAACTACAAGAACAAGAACGATTATCACGCCTGCAAGCGGTGGCGGTTTAGCTTGTGGCGTATTAACTGAAACCGAAGCTTGTCTAAATCCTGTTGATTGTGTACTATCCGAATGGAGCGAATATTCGACTTGTGATGGTCAGAGTACGCAAACACGTACAAGAACGGTTATAACCCAGCCTAGTGATGGAGGTGCTGAATGTGGCGCACTAAGTGAAACAAGAAACTGCCCACCTGTTAACTGTGTACTTTCAGAGTGGAGCGCATATTCGGAATGTAGTAATAATACACAAACAAGAACTAGAACAGTTATTACACCAGCTAGCAATGGTGGTGCTGAATGTGGAGAATTAAGCGAAACGATAAGTTGTGTTCCTGATGTAGATTGCGTGCTATCAGAATGGAGTGCATATTCAAACTGCGATGGTCAGAGTACTCAAACACGTACAAGAACTGTAATTACCGCACAGAGTGGAAATGGAGCAGCTTGTGGGGTATTGAGCGAAACAATAGATTGTCCAGATCCAGTAGTTAATTGTGTACTTTCAGAATGGAGTGAGTATTCAGATTGTGTTAATAATATTAAAGAAAGAACAAGAACTGTAATAACACCAGCAAGCGGCGGCGGTACGCCTTGTGGACCATTAGAAGAATCTGACGATTGTTCGGTAGTTCAAGAGTGCTTTATTTATACTATTCAAAATAACGAGGATTTTGATTTAGTTTTTGAGTATACAGATTGCCCTGGTGTTCTTAGACAAGTTACTTTAACTCAATTCGACCAAGATGTTGTTTGTGCTCAATCCGAGCCTACAATTACAAGTGGTTTTGGATTTGTATCAGGAGCACAAGAGCAATGTAATTAAAAAATTATGATACGAGAAATTATTAAAATATTACCGTTTATGGAAATGGGGCAAGGTCAAAATATTGACTTTGCCAAAGGTAAAAAACAGATGCCCTCAACAATTAAAGAATTTAGACAATGGCTGAAAAGAAAGTAATTATTTTAGATGTAGAAACCAGCGGAGCAGTAGAGGGTTTTGAGCATTTAAACGATGTAATTTTACAACAAAAACAAATTACTATTGATTTTAAAAAGGAGCTTCTACTTTTAGAAGAACAGCTTAAAAAAACACCAGCAAATGCTTTAGGCGAACAAAAGAACCTAAAAGATAGAATTGATGGTTTAAAAACTTCTATTAAAGACCAAGGTTTAGCGGTTCAAGAATTGAACTTAAAAAAACAAACAGCAAGCGATACAGATAAAAAATTTACTACTTCAACAAATAGCCTAACTGATTCCGTTGTTAAAAATGGTGGAGCTATGGGCGTGTTAAATACTTTAACTGGTGGATTAGCGCAGCAATTTAAAGATGCGTACGAAGCCAGTGACTTGTTAAAGGGTGGAATGGGTAAAGCCTTGACTGCTTTTAAATCATTTTCCACAGGGGCAAAGGCTGCATTAATATCAACAGGAATTGGGGCTTTAGTTGTTGCCGTTGGTGTACTAGCTAGTTATTGGGATGACATTACAGGCTTAGTCGGTGGTATTAATGGCGACATGAAAGAACAAGGCGCAATCGCAAATAAGAATGTATTAGCACAAGAGCAGAAGCTTAAAACGTTAAATAGTCAGGATAACATTTTAAAATTACAAGGTAAAACAGAAACCGAGATTCTAAATATTAAAAAGCAACAAACAGCGGATGTAATTAAGTCTTTAGAAATTCAACTTATCGCACAACAATCGCAAAGGGATGCACAGGTAGAAGCGTCAAAAAGAAATAGAGATATTTTGAGCGGTGTACTTCAATTTATATCCGCTCCAATTACTATTTTATTAAATACAATAGATGAAATTGGCAAAGCGTTTGGCAAAGATTTTGGATTATCAGGAGTTTTTGACAAAGTAAGTACATTAATTTTTGATCCAGAAGAAGTTGCAATCGAGGGTGATAAAGCTATTCAAGAAACTAAGGACAAACTTAACGAGCTGAAAAATACACAAGCTGGTTATGAAATTGCAGTTAATACAATTGCCAAAACTGCAAGCGATGAGCGTAAAAAGTTAAGCGATGAAGCGAGCGAATTAGATAAGCAAGCCGCAATTAAAAAAGGCGAAGATGATATTATATTAGCAAAGGAGCGAGCCGATGCTTTAGAAGCTATTAGGAAAGCTGAAATAGATACCGAATCGGAAAGAAGATCAGAGGAATTATTGCAAATCGAATTACAATATGCAGCATTAATTGAACAAGCTATTTTATACAATCAAAGTACTGATGAACTTAAAATAGCACAAAGGACAAAGGAATTAGAGCTACAAGCTATATTTGATTCAGAAGATAAAACAAGGTCAGATAAAGTAATAAAAGAAGCACAAGACGAAGCGCAAAGGTTAATTGAAATTGAGCAAGTTTTTCAAGATGCTAAAAGAAATGCTTTGCAATCAGGCTTAAATTTATTGATGCAATTTGCTGGTAGAAATAAAGCTATTGCTTTGGGTATTTTAGTAGTGCAAAAAGGTTTAGCGGTTGCAGATATTATTGTAGGTGCATCCAAGTCTATTGCTGGTCAAACGGCTGCTATTGCCTTAGCTAATCAAGCTGCTTTAGCAACCCCAGCCGCTATCGGTTCTTTTGGTATTTCAGCAATACCAGTTATTGCAGCAAATACAGCTTCCTTATTGAAGGGAATTGCATCAACAAAAATTAGTGCTGGTGCTGGTATTGCATCTATTCTTGCTGCTGGCATTAATTCAGCAACGGCTATAACTTCATCGAGTGGAGGTTTAGGCGGTGGAGGTGGTGGTGGCGGTGGTAGTCGGGGCGGTGGTTCAGCTCCAACAATGGAAAGTGCACCTAGTTTTAATATAGTAGGAGCGCAAGGCTTAGACAATCAAATTGCCACAGGTTTAGGAACGCAACCAACACAACCTTTGCGAGCTTATGTAGTGGCTAATGAAGTTACAACCCAGCAAAGCTTAGATAGAAATATAATACAAAATGCTAGTTTAGGTTAAATAAAGTATTATATTTGTAGAATGTTACGGTCTGAAACCATTGGTAACAAAAAATTTTAGCCTTTTAAAAGAAGCAAAGCATCAGACCCTTTGTAGATTTTGAAAGGCATTTTTTATTTAAAAATATTATGGAAAATTGGATTAATTGGTTAGATGTAAATAATGGAAAAGGGCGTGGCGGTGGTTGCCAGATTAAAGATTTAGGAATACGGACTTACTGTAATTATAAACTAAACAAAAACGGAGATAAAAAAATCGCTTCAAATGCTTATATTGTTTTAAGTGATTTTTTAAATGAACTTTATGGTGATTATACTTTTATAAAAGTAGGTTTACTAAACAAAAAAGTCGTAATAAAATTTAATAATGAAGATGGTCTAAAAATAATTAAAAATAGTCCAAAAATAAAAAAAGAATTTTCACGTGTTAACAGTCTTGAATTGTGCAAACTAATTGCATCTAGTTTTAATTTACCGCATGAAGATTTTATTGAAAATTTAGAACTTACAGATTTAGGTAGCGATACCTTTTTAATAAATTCTATTAGTAAATAAAAACCAAAAAAAACATTATATGTTATGGTAAAAACTTGTACTGGATGTTATAAAGAATTAGCGGCTACAACGGATAATTTTTGTATTTACCAATTTGGCAAATTTGGACTTTATGCAAAATGCAAAAAGTGTAAGTGTAAATATGAAAAAAAATACCAACAAGAAAATAAAATTAAATTAGCTGAATATCAAAAAAAACATTACCAAGAAAATAAAATTAGAATATCTGAATACGCAAAAAAATACCGACAAGAAAATAAAATTAGAATAACTGAAAACGCAAAAAAATATCGAAAAGAAGATACAGAAAACTTAAATCTTTCGTATTTAAAAAGATTGCTAAAGCGACAGGGATTTAGCACAGAACAAATAACCCCTGAAATAATTGAATTAAAATTAATATTAATCAAAACAACAAGATTATGAGAAACATTACAGATTTGAGAAACAGTTTGGTTGACAACTACGAAAAAATGAAGACTAAACAAATGGAATTAAAAGACGGTAAAGAACTAGCTAACACCGCAGGAAAGATTTTAAGCTCAATTAACATTGAATTAAAATACAATGATATGCTAGGTCTAAAATCTAAAATTGATTTCTTAGAAAAGTAGAAAACAAACATCAATTATCACAACCCGCACCTAACAAGTGCGGGTTTTTTTATGCTTAAAAATGTAAAATGGGTTTCTTTACTCGTTTAGTAAGTATGGAAACTTACCTAATTCAATTTAATCCAGACCAAACAAAGGGCGTTTACGGCATTTCTTTAGTTGCCGACCCAGCTATTGAAGCCTTTTTTGTTGAGATGAATAAGGATTATGATGTTCAACTAAAAGTAGTTGACGAAGAAAAGAGGTTATTTATGACCCCTGTACTTATTCCAGGCCAAAAAGTATTGCGATTATCAAAGGACGGTACACCTTTTAATATAGTTTTTCCAAAAGAGGTTATACAATCTGCACAGCAAAACTTTCAAAAAAATGGGTTTCAAAATAACTCAAACCTAGAGCACGATATTAGCGTAAAGCTAAACGGAGTTACGTTTGTTGAAACTTGGATTAAAAAAGATGACCTACACGATCAAAGCTTAATAAAAGGATTTAAGCAACCGATAGGAACTTGGTTTACAATCTTTAGAGTAGATGACGATGAGGTTTTAGCAAAGATAAAAAGTGGCGAAATAAAAGGCGTTTCAATAGATGGGGCGTTCGAAATAGACGAGAATTTTAAATTAAATACAAATATGAATATTGAAACTATTTTAGGAGCGATTAAGGACGGATTTAAATCCTTGAACGTAAAAATGGCAAGCGAAATAACAACCGATGGAACGGAAGTATATTTTGAGGGTCAAATTGAAGAGGGAACTGCAATGTTTACGGATGCAGAAATGACCCAAGCGTTACCAAATGAAACTTATAGCTTTGAAAAAATTGAAGTTACAATCGCAGACGGTAAAGTAACAGAGGTTAAGGAAGTAGCAGAAGCAGAAGCAGAAGCCGAAGTAGCTTTGTCAAATGCAGACGAAGTATTAGCGAAAGTTATGGAATTACTGTCTAGCTATTCAGTAGAAATGGCAAAGGAAGTATCTAAGCAGTTAGCAACTTTTAAAGCTGAAATGAAAAAAGATGTGGTTAAACCAGCCGTTGTTCAATTAACAGCACCAAAGCCAAACCACGAGGTTAAAGAGCCTAAAAATCTAAAAGAGAAATTATTAATGCACATGCAAAACGCAAATTAAGAAATGGCAACAACAACAACAGTACAATCAAACTACAACGGCAAAGTTGCTGGAGGTTTATTTTTAAAAGCCTACAAAGCAACTGATGCTTTTGCTAACGGTTCAGTTGAACTTTTAGAAAACGTAAACGAAAAAATATCTTTTCGTAAACTACAGACCACAGATGGAGAACGTGAGTATTCTTGTGGATTCATTCCAGAGGGGTCAATCACTTTAGCCGAGGTTTCATCTACCCCTGTAAAATTTAAGTCAGATTTTGATTTATGTAAAGAAGATTTCAGAGCTACATGGAGCGCAGAAGATTTAGGAAGTTCAGCTCACAACGATAATTTTTCTAAAGAAATTTTAGACGGTATTATTGCAGATAAATTAGCGCAACACGCTGAAAAAATAGGTAGAAATGTTTGGCAAGCTGTGGATGCTACTAACGGTTATGATGGATTTTTAAAGAAATTTTCAGACGATGCAACTGTTATTGACGTAGCCTCTACAACTGTTACTAAGACAAACGTATTAGCTGAACTTGAAAAAGTAGTAGCAGCTAGTCCAGATAGCTTAAATGGTTCTGATTTAGTTTTATCAGTTTCTCGAAACATAGCACAAGCTTACAACTTCTATTTAATCGGACAGGGAACTGTAAACGGATTGGGTGGAAATGCTAATACTGCTTTAGTTTTTGGAGATTACACAATGGTAGTTGATAGAGGCTTACCAGCTAATACAATGATTTTAGCAGACCCTAAGAATTTAAAAGTTGTAACAGGAGCTTTAGCAGACCACAACGAAATTAAAGCGGTTGACGAGGATTCAATTCCTTTATTTACAGGTAAAGTTAGAGGCACTTTAGTTTACAATCTAAACGTTGCAGTAATTTACGGTGCAGAGGTTGTATTTTACGGAACTCCTATTGTCTAATCAAATAAAGGGCACTTTAATTAGTGCCTTTTTTTAAAAAATATATAAATTATGGCGTGTGATTTTATAACAAAAGGTCGCTTAGTGGATTGCCTTAAAGGTATGGGGGGTGTGAAGAATATTTACATAGCCTTATATGCGGATTATGGCATTACAGAAGCAAGCGGTTCAATAGCAACGGTTGGAAGTATTGCAGAAACCTTTAAATGGGAGTTTACTGGCAATCTTCAAGGCTTAACCGAAACCCCAACTATTAGCTGGGATAACGGAAATAAGTTCGTTACACAAGTTTTGACAGGAACTATACCTTTCCAAGGTGCAGATACACAAAATCAACTTGAATTAATGATGATTAACAGAATGGTTGTTTTTGTTGAGGACTACAACGACAATATCAAAGCAATGGGTATTGAAAATTCAGTAAAAGCTAGCAATGGTTCAGCGGTTACAGGATTAGCAAAAGGGGATTTAAGCGGTTACACAATAGAGTTAACAGCCGAGGAGCCTAGATACGCTCCATTTCTTAGTGCAGCGGCAAAGACAGCTTTATTGGCAACGGTATCAGAGGTTGTAATTACAAACCCGCCAGTAGTATAAGTTAGTTTTTTGGTTAGTTAGGAAAGCTTTGGTTTTAATCAAAGCTTTTTTTTTGTAAAATAATTAAAATTTTACGTTTATAAGATATGGACTATTTTAATGTTGACGAGGTAGGTTTAGAAATTACGATAGATAGCAAATTTATAACCGCTGATAACAATCTTATATTTGTATCCGCTGAATTTTTACAAGGGCATTCTTTAAAATTTATCCCTCGAGAATATACACAACCAACACTTATTAAAATCCATGACGAGTTAAAAAATACTCAATTTTCAATAGCCTTAAACTCTTTTTTTATATCAGATTTTATGGAGGTATTTTTTGATTTTGAATTTAGAATAAAAGCAAGTTATCAAATAGAGGTTTTTAGCAATGAAAATCTAATTTACAGAAGCAAAGCCAAGGCAATATGATACAATTAATTAAACTTGCAGCCGACTATGTGCGCCCAGTCATAAAGGAGAGCATGAGTAAGGAGTGGGTTATGAATGGCGAGGACAATCGAATGTATAAGGATATTATAAATTCTTATTATGGTTCGGCAACAAATAGCGCAATTATAGATTCTTACAGCCGTTTTATTTTTGGCAAAGGTTTAAATATACAACAGGATTTTATAAGCAAAAAAGATTTGCGTAAAATTTGTGCGGACTTAGTTATGTTTGGAGAAGCGTCAATTGAAATATTAAAAGACGGTAATTTAAAGCACGCTGATAAATCAAAAATATTACCAGCAAAAGCAAAGGACGGAAAAATAGAAAGCTATTGGTACAGCTTTGATTGGGCGGATTTAAGAAAATATCCAGCAAAAGAAATTAAAGCTTTTGGCTATGGTCAAGATTCAGAAAGTCAAATTTATATTATTTCAAGTTACCAAATAGGGCAATTTTATTTTAACAATCCTAGCTATATTTCAGCTTTACCATACTGCGAACTAGAAAGCGAACTTGCTAACTATTATGTAAATCACCTTAAAAATGGCTTATCATTTGGACACGTAATAAATGTAAACGGTGGGAAACCAGAAAGCGAAGAAGATATTAAAAAGCATTCACAAAAAATAAGAAACGAATTAACAGGTAGCACAAACGCTGGTAAATTTCTATTATCTTTTAATAACAATAAAGAAGAAGCGACAACTGTTGAAGCTTTAGAGGTTTCTAACGCTCACGAACAATATACATTTTTAACACAAGAAGCACAGGACAAAATTTGTGTTGCTCATAAAGTAGTAAGCGGTGCAATTTTAGGAATAAACAAAGCGAGTGGATTCAGCTCAACAGCGGACGAGATAGAAGTAGCTTTTAATGAAACCTACATTAATGTAATACAGCCAATGCAAGAACTACTTGTTGAAGCTATTGAACAAATAAAAGGGATTAGTAATTTAGACTTTATACCGTTAAGATTTTTAGAAGAACCTATAAGCTCAAACGATAGCGTACAGCCTAGAAGCCAAACAATACAGCCAGCCGCTGCACAAGACAAAGAGGCGAGTTATAACGGTGCTCAAATATCAAGCTCTTTGCTTATAATGCAAAACGTAAAGGATGGGGTTTTAACTACAGACCAAGCGATTACCTTTTTAATTCAGATGCTACAATTTGAGCCAGAAGTAGCTAAGGCTTTATTTGCTGGCAATGCAGCTAATGAAATTTCTTTGCGTAAGGTAAAAAAAAAAGGTTATGAGATTGATTTAGATGCTTATGGCGAGGATATAGATTTAGCGCAATGGGAGCTATTAGAAAGCGCACCAGTGGACTATGAGAATGAAGATGAAACGCAAAACCTTATAACCTCATTGAACGAGGAATATCGCTTACAAATAATTGGTAAGGTATCTTTAGCAAGTGCAGGAACTGCAAGACCTAATTCAAAATCTGAAATTGATGGAGAATTATTTAAAAGCCGTTATAGGTATTCTGGAAACCAAAATCCAGAAAGAAGTTTTTGTAAATTAATGATGTCTAAAAATAAGCTTTACAGAAAAGAAGATATTGACATGATGTCTATGAAAAATGTTAATCCTGGTTTTGGAATGGCGCCAAGTCCGAACGCACCTTATGATATTTGGGCGTGGAAGGGTGGCGGAAAGCTAAGTTCTACTTTCAGGTTTGGAACTTGCAAACATTTTTGGGTTCGTGAAACTTATCTTTTAAAAGCGGATGTAAACAACCCGTTAGCCGAGAGATTTACCGCAGCACAAGCTAGAAAAGCAGGCGAAATATTACCAACTCCAGAAGATAAACGTGGCTATATTGCGCCACACGATATGTAAGACTATGATTGTACTATTAACAGATAATGAAATCACAGACAACACCGTTTTAGGGGGCAATATTGACGTTGATAGACTTAGAATTTGTATCTTAGATGCGCAAATGTCTAGGTTAGAGGAGTTACTAGGAGAGGAGCTTTACGAAAAAATAGAAACCGATTTTGAAGCTGGCACGTTAGAAGATGATTACCTAATTTTGCATAGAGATTATATTAAGCCATTTTTAATTAGACAGGGGGCTTTGGAGTTTTTAAAAGTTGGTGCTTTTACGGTTGCAAATAATGGAATATCAGTACCTAGTCCTCAAAATACAACGCCAATTGATGCTAAAATGTTAAATGGTTTAATAAATGAAATGAGAATGAAAGCCGATATGTTCGCAGAAAGAATGTATAAATGGCTTTGTAAGTCAAGATTACCAGAGTATGTAAGCAGAATTGACAATATTATAAACCCACAAAAACCAAGTTTTGGTAGTTGGTACTTAGAAACTAGAACCCTAACAGTTGACGAATGGATCGAAAAAAAGATGAGGTAAAACTCAATAAAAAAGCGCAAATAAATTTAGAGAAATTACAAATATTCTTAAAAAAAGAAAATGGCAAACCAAATTATAAATACTGGAACAACCCCGAATGATGGCACAGGCGATAAGTTAAGAAACGCTTTCATTAAGGTAAACAGTAATTTTTTAGAAGTTTACACCGATAAAGTTGATAAGGTTACTGCCAAAAGTCTAATTTTAGATACTGAAATTGCAAGGCTTGCAAGCGTTACTAATCAGGATGTATCTGGTATTGTAGTAAATGA